CCTGTGATTTGAGGTTGGTATACAACATATCAAATGCATTATCATCAGGCATCTCAAACATGTATTTCACCATGTTCTTGTATGGAATCTGATACAAGGAAGACTTATCCTCATGATCACCAGGAAGAAAACCAATCTCTCTAGTGGCTACAAGAGACCTGACGATGTAGATTTTCTCATAGGGTGTCCTTGGATCTAAAACATCTAGAAGAGCATTGTAGAGGGTAATAAAGGTCTTACCAGTACCAGCACAACCATATGCAACCAAGTTTTGATTCTTCTTATACAGATCAAAAAATATTTCTTGATTGTCTGTGAGAGGTTCAATCTTCTTGATGTAATCAAGATTGATTGGTTTCTTTCTCTTCATTTGTTTGTTACTCATACCAAAGGGAACTGGGTTTGTACTACCAATACCTGACTTACTCTTTCTAGGCATACTTGATTAGTCGTAATGTTTTAGGGTTGATCCTGGTTGTTGTTTCGCTTTGGAAATAACATCCTTCCATCCTGGATGTTTAGTATAAAGTTTACTGAGTGGGTCACCCATTTCTATTCCAAGTTTGGGTGCATTGTCTGGAGTGTAATATCTCTCCCAATCAGGGTTGTCTTCACGCCACTGATCCCAATCATGAATACTCATGACAACTTCTTTAGTTTCGCCAGTCTCGTTATGTTTTACCGGATATGTTGCCAAAACTTCAAACTCCTTAATAATAATCAATATTTATCACCAATCCAGAGCTTCTGAAATGGTAGGGAACTGTTCTTTAAATACCTCCTTACATGCAACCGCAATGTCCATATGTTCTTTCTGTGTTCCGTTAGCAGAACGAAGATCTATGTAATGTATCCACGACCGCACTGATCCTGACATATAAATTTTTGTGGGAGTTGCGAGAGGTAATACAAAGCGAGCACACTCTTTTGCGATACCATATTCTAACATACTTTTGTAGAGTTCCATACCCTCTTCAAAATGTTTCTGAATTTTCATTTCATATTCTTGACGAATATGAGGATCAATATCATCAATAGAGTTCTGACGATTCTTTGTGTCCTGCCTACGAAGGTCAGGAAGGGGGATTACATCTGCTAACATAGAACTGTCAGCATATCTCTGTGAGAACTCCTGGAAGGTGAAAGAGCGATGCCTTAGGATCTGTGCAGCGATTCCCCGATTAGTTTCAATTTCTAGAGTCAGGTATGCCTGTTCAAAGATACTCCAGTGTTGATGTTTAATACAATACCCAAGTAGACCAGAGATCTTTTCATTCTCCTGGTTGTTTGGATTACTTACCCTGGCACAGTATGCCATATGCTTTTCAGCATCGGGTGTCACACTAATTACTTTTACACTCATGTTAGTTCTTCCTCATCCCATTCATCTTTTTCAATTTTTCTGAGTTTCTTTAACTCTTTCATCATACTTTTAATTTCTTGGTATGTTGTCTCAGGTGACATCTTACCACTAATCTCAAGTCCTACTACCATAGAAACCTTATCACCAAATCTTGCAAGAGCTCTTTCAAACTCTGATAAACTAGAGTAAACCATTAGTCAACATCGTAGAACACTTCATCATAATCATCGACGGGAACATTTGTATATGTAGGTTCTTCTGTTACAACACTTTCTAGTTCATCAGAAAACAATTCTTCTTTTAGTGTTCCTAAAAGAAATTCCATTTTACAAATAGTTGCTCTCAGTCTTTCCTTATCCATTCGTATAGTAGGCCTCAAAATATTTTACAATTCCAGATGTACCTGTATTACCTTGAGACACCCAGTCATGAGAACATTCAGTAATACTTTTCATACTATACACTGGTTCACCATTCTCATCCACCTGAGAACCAAATCTAGTCAGTAAGAATGTATATACTTTCTGTCTGGTCTCTAGTCGGTCATCACTGTATCGCCAATCAGTAACAGTAGTCATATGAATCTAGAGTATACATTATAATTATACACAAAAAAAGGACGGGAGTCAATCCCGTCCTGAAAGTTAAGCTAGAATCCTCCTACAGATTCGTTTACATACTTGTTGTGAATCATCACATTCAATTAGACAGTCATAGTAATCGTTCAGAATATCAGACTCCTCAGATGATTTTTCTAAACTATTTACGAGACCATTAACATCTTGTTTCCATCCTGCAAGTTGATTATACGATATAATGTTATGCATGAGTTTCTCCATTAGTTTACATCATAATATGGTTGGACATCCATACCTCTTAATTCTACCAGTATTTAGTCAGGAAATCCTGACTTTTCCAAAAGTGTAATCTAAAGACAAAAAAAGAGAGAGTTCTTAACTCTCTCTGTGTAGTAAGTTTAACTTACTTTGAGTAAGTACGACCCCTGTAACAAAATGTTCCATGGGTTTCTTTGGATTCGACACAACGTGTATCATACTCAACACCACGATATGAGGTGTGAGAGATTTGTGCATCGTGAATGGCAGATGCTTTGGTGATCTGCTTTTTGATCATGAGTAGTGTATTCATGATTGACTCCTAAAGTAGTTGGATTTTAATCCGTTCCTTTAGTCGTTTGCGTCCCAGTACCAATCACACTGTGGTACAGATTCCTTTACGGTCTCTACTAACTCAATTCTAAAAGCATCAGAGATATTCTCGTTTGCTCTCATCCTCAGCATAATAGCATCGGCTTGTGTACAGGTGAGTGTTGAATAGAATAATACTTCTAACATGGGATGAACGAACTCCGTTCCGCGACTTACTTGCGTCAGGGTTTCCCCTGATGAACGACAGGTCTATTATAGACCGCTGTGTCTATTTAGTCAAGAAGAACTTTTTTTGTCCATTTTCATTATCTGACCAAAGTTAGACTTCTGTCCTTTCTTAATTTTTTTATACTCTTTGATGAGTCTCTCAACTTCTTGATTAGATATGTTGACTGTAAGTTCATTCTCATCTTCTTTCTCAACAAATCCCAATCCAGATTGTTCCATACTGAAGACTTGAGATTCTTTATCCTCAACATAATCGTTGATGACATCTTGAATCTCACCTCGGATAAGTGAGTTAATTTGTTCTCTCAGTTCTTCATCTTTCATTTTTTAGAGGGGTTCCAAAGTTTAGGGTTTACTCTACCTTCAGTTTGAGTAATGTTCTTCAAGTCACTACGATAGTTGTCCCAGTATTGATCAAAAATCTCTGATACTTTTGGTGCAGTAACAATATCAAATTTAGTCATACCATCTTGAAGATACTCAACCAGAAACGCACTGGTTGGAAGAGACTTATCTTGTGCAACTGTAGGGTCACAATCCTTTTCAATTTCTCTAACACCTTTTCCCATTAAGAGCGACCTCCCCACTGAATGTCAGGGAATGCTACTTCAACAACACCTTTACTAATTTTGTATTGAGATTCTAGAGCCTTATCCTTAGTAAGAATAAGAATATTTGCCTCTTGAGGATGAAGACCTTCAAGAATCTGAATGAACATAGTCTCTCTACGGGTCTTGGAGAGGGAATCATTACCACCCTTTACAAAGTGATAAAGGTTCTTCCATTCCTTCCTCAGAGAGGTATGGTCAGTCCCTAGAGGAACATCATTTTTCTCAAAGGGAACTTCACCATCTGGAAGAAGTGAGATCACAGTCTCATCAAAATTCCAAATCAGAACTGCCTTGAGAGCTTCTGTTGAATATTCTTGAAGGACTTCAATCTTTTTTGCCCTTGTTCTTTGCTTACTCACAAGATCCAAAATCTCAAAGATAAATGGATTTGGTGGTAGCTTTGTGTTAGTCGTTTTCTTCGTCTTCGCTGATGAAGTCATTTTCAAATCTCACGGATAAAATTTCGTCTGGAATAATATTACCATTCTCGTCAAACATTTCTGGATGAATGAATGGCATTCTTGTTTGGTCTAAGTAATCTTTTACTAACCAACCTAGGAGAGTTCCTACTAAAAGAAAAAGTGCTGTGACTGCAACGGACAATAGGATGATTGCTGTTTCCATTTAATCTCTCCGAGAACTTACTTTCTTTATGTCTAGATGAACATTAAAGTGAAAGTTAACCTCTCTATTGAAGAGAGAAACTAACTTTCCAAACCTTAGTTCAAAAGTCTTTGGTCGTCTTTCTCTCCTTTGTTTTTTTCTCAACAACAACTCTAAACCTCTATTAATTTCTTGAGGTTCATCATCATTTCTCTTATTTAGAGGGGTTTCTTTTCCTTCCTGGTCTTTTTTCTCTTCCATATTTTACAGCATCCTCCACAATCCCGTTCAAATAATTTCTTATTTTTCTAGCTTCTGGTTTACCCAGATAACCATAACCCTCTCTCAGTTGTTTGTGTTTCTCATCAGAACCACCCTCAAGATAATTATCTAGGTCACTAATCAGTTCATCAATCTCTTTTCTTGATGAACTTTCAAGAAACTCTTCAACATCTTTTTTTGATGACTTACTAAGTACTAGGTAGTCATACATGTTGAGCATATACTTTCCATTAAATGCATAATCGATTGTGTGCTCAATGATATCATAGAGATCTGGGTTGTCCATCAAACAATATTATTTTCCTTCAGGTATTTAACAGTTTCTGTGCATCCACCTATCAATTGTTCTCCAAGAAGAACTTTGGGAAAGGTTGAACCCTTCCCAAACTTAGAATAAAACTCCTCTCTCGTATAGTCTCTACCAAGTTTGAGTACTACATGTTGTTGTTCTGTAAGTTGTAAAACCTGTTGAACTTTTGTACAGAAAGGACAACCGTCCTTAGAATAAATTGTGTATGTCATAATTATTCAAATTGAATGGAAACTTACTCTGATGTGTCATCTTCCTCCTCAACTTCCCAAGATCCGCCAACACCACCATCCATGTTGACAACAATGTCTTGCTCTTTGACAGGAGAGTATGGATGCTGAGGTTTGTGTTCTCTATCCATAGGTTGAGAAGGTGTCCATGGATCTCGTGAAAGATTTTTAATAACAATGAATGCCTCTTTGTTACACTTACGAGTACCAATAGGTGATTGCCATTTCTTGTTGTAGACTTCACCCACATCAATACCAGAAACTTGAGTTCCTGCCATTTCAACTACAATATTATCACCTGCTTCCCATCCATACCTTTGGACAAGAGAAACAACTTGTTCATAAACAGATGGAGCATCTAGTACTCGATCTTCTGGTTCTAGGTTTCCGATCATGAAAGAGTCTCAAGCTTTCGTAAGTATAACAGATTTTAAATGTCCTTGTCAAACTATGTGACAGTTATTACACTGACACCACTTCTCCAATAACCCAAGACCTCATACCGAATGGTGTATCAGCAATCAAACTTTGAGTTAGTGTTGCTACCTCTTTTGGTACAACTAAACAGAATCCAATACCACAATTGAATACATTTCGCATCTCCTCCTCGGCAATGTCTCCTGCCTCCTGTATCTTGTTAAAGAGTTCTGGTCTCTCCCAAGCATCATAGTCAACATCAACAGTAAGACCTTCTGGAAGACATCGTGGAAGGTTCTCAGGCAGTCCTCCACCTGTGATGTGTGCCATGCCTAGGATAGGAACCTCATCCAACAGGTATTGAATGAGACGAGCATAGATGGTGGTTGGAACCAACAACTCTGGCATCTCCTTATAGTAAATATAATTCCGCCACAGCATATCATTGACGAGTGTGTATCCATTACTATGAAGTCCACTACTCTCAATACCAATGACTACATCACCTTCTCGGATATTACTACCATCAACAATATCATTCTTCTCTACAATACCAGTACAGAAACCAGCAAGGTCATAATCAGTTGCTCTGAAATGCTCTGCAGTTTCTCCACCCAGTAATTCCATTCCTGCCATCGCACAACCAGTGGCAACTCCATGTACAATGTCACTGACATTGGTATCAAGTGATTTGGTAGAGATATAATCTAGAAAATATAATGGTTTAGCACCAGAACATATAACGTCATTGACGCACATAGCAACGAGATCCTGACCAATAGTTGTATAATCACGGGCAATCCTACAAATGTTAATTTTAGTTCCCACACCATCAGCACCAGATACTAATACAGGTTTCTCATATCCTGATGGGACTTCCATCATTCCATTGAAACCACCAATCTTAGGTGCCAATACTTTTAGATACTCTACAAAGGAACGACCCTTAATGATGTCAACACCAGAAGTTTTGTAGTCCATTAGTCTCTACCTAAACGAATGTATAATGTAATAAGTGATTGTGAGATTAGATCACAAGAATATGTAAATCCTTGTTTGTTTTCTTCATCCCAGTGTTCTCTTTGACTTTTAAGAAGTGCAGAGAACTCTTTGATCTTAGATCTCATCTCTTCTTTAGATAACTTATCCAATGATTTCACCTCTGGCAATTTGTTCACGACGTTTTAGTTTCCATACTATGTAATCCATTGTTGGGACACACATAGGGTTCCAACCAACAAAGGTTGTTGACTCTCCACTAGGTATCTTCCAACACTCAGCATCATCATTCTCAAGGTCTAATGATTTACGATACTCATCCTCACCAAACATAACAACTGCTCGCTCTGCTTGATTCAAACTTCTAAAGCAATCGAAACCATTCTTTCTAATCTCATCAGGGACGTGGTGTTTCATTTTGAATCTCAAGTTTAAGTTTACGAATACCAGTAATGAAATAACCAAAGTCTCTGGTTTCTGTGATGGGTTTTGTCTCACCACATACATCACACTTTGATTTATGAACAGATGAACATCCTACAGAATAAACTCCATACTTATGTCCACAATCAAAACAAGTAGTGTAAGCATTCTCAAGTTTCTTAAGTAGTGATTTTTTTTCTTTGATGTTCATCATTAAAAGTTCCAAGTGTGTTCCAGTAATCCAATATTCAATCCAAACTTATAGACACTAAGTAAAATAGAAATTAAATTGCCCATACCAGATTGAATTTGAAGAAAAGGCCAAACAGGACACTCATACCAATGTACTGATACCTGTAAGAGTGCCCATCGTTTGGTGAATAAAACTTGAACATACCAATCCTGTCCATAATCACAATCATGAGTGAACTTAATTAGTTTCATTGGATTACCAACGCAGCTACTGAATAGTAATAATCAAACATAGAATATTCTTTACACTCTGCAAGTGACATATTATCAATGCGTTCTATAAGAGTATGATGTGATGGTGGATTACTATTAGGATCAGAAAAATATCTATAGAAAGCACTACCAATAGGAGGAACTTCTCGTTTCAATTTTTCTTTTAGTTCCACCATTGCACAGGCATTTTTATATCTTTCTGATGCTTGTTCAAAGTTTTGCATGATCATTGGATTGCTAGGGGTTGTAGTCGGTCAAGAATCTCACGATAGGCAGGAACAATATCACCTTCATCCTTCCTGAATAGATCCTTATCAAATCGTTCATCACTACCAATCTTCCAGAGTCTCATACTATCAGGACTAATCTCATCAGCAAGTAGCAACTCACCATGAGCAGTATAACCATACTCAATCTTAAAGTCAACCAGATCAATTCCCATGATGTAGAACATCTGACGGAGATAATCATTAATCCGTAGTGTCATCTCAATAAAGGGTTCTGGATCATATCCCATCAGACGCACACGGTCTGGTGTCAATAGAGGATCGTGCTTATTATCATCCTTCAGAAAGAACTCAACAATCGGTTGTGGTAGTGGCACACCTTCTACCAGAGTTGTCTCACGAACAATAGATCCAGCAGCACGATTCCTACAGATAACTTCCAGAGGAACAATGTCTACCTTCTTACAGATCATCTTGTTAGCACCAACCATATTAATATAATGAGTTGGGATAAGTTCTTTGGAAAGTTTCTCAAAGATGATAGATGAGATGCTACAGCAGAGGGATCCTTTTCCTAAAGGATGATCCTCCTTCTCTCCATTACCAGCAGTCACCTTATCATGATACTCAATGATGACACGATCTGCATCGTCACCAGCATACACAGTCTTGACCTTACCTTCAATAATTACTTCCATCAACCATCCTCCAATTTGTATGTAATAGTAATTTGATTATATACTTCATCTCGGTTGTCGCTGTTATATACATGACAGCGTTCTACTTTAGCATCCAATAGTTTCTCAATATTATTAAGTTGCCATTCAGCAGCATACTTCTTGAACCCATCATCCATCCAAGACTTATTTGATCCTGGTGTGTTAAAATCATCCATTATTCAATACCTTTGGGGAAAGTGTCAATCTCAATCAATTCATAATCCCAGTCCTCCATAACTGTATTAGCAAGGAATCTATCTGATAGCATTTCAAGTTCCTTCTCAGCATACTCTCTACTCTCTGCTTCCAACCAAACATCAATCACCTTACCAAGTCTAAGTTTCTTGATATTCAACTCGGACAATCTCTTACAGGCATCCCTCACGGCATTACCAGGAGAATCATCAACCTGTGATCGTAGTCGGATGAATACTAATGCTTTAAATTTCATCTAGATCTTTTTGTCATGTGGTAATTATACAATAAAAAACCACCCCAGTCAATGAGGTGGTGGTCAGTTTAGGAAGTGGTTTAGTCCTTGTAGAGATCTTCCAGTTTTTCTCTGGTTAAATCTACATACATTAGTTCTTCACCTGGTTCTGGTGCTTCAGGATGCTTTGGTTTGGGAGGAGTCCTCATCTCTATGTTAATAGATTGAATGTTGGCCCACATCATAGCGAATGCGGCACCAGCAATGAGAGCAAAGCACACAAAGTATAGAAGAAGTTCAAAGTTATTCATTGTTCATCCTCCACATCTGAGTTTAACATAGTCAAAAACTTTTTGAGGAACATTAATATTTAATGCTTTCTCAAATCCTTCAAATCCTGGTGCGGAGTTTGCTTCACAGATTCGGTATCCATCACTATGAAATAATAAATCAACACCAGCAATATCAAGGTCAAGAACTTTTGCAACTTGAATGGCAAGCATTTCCATTTCGTCGTCCACATCGTATGCTTCCCCTTTACCTCCACGGGAAATATTGGCTTTAAATGAACCATCTGTAGATGTGCGTTGCATAGCACCAACAACTCTACCTCCAATCACAATCACACGCAAATCTTTTCCTTCTGATTCTTTAATATACTCTTGAATAATCATAGAGTTTTTATAATCTAAAGAAGAAATAAGTTCAGACAAGTCCTCAAATTGTTTAGCATCTTCACAAAGAAAAACACCAGCACCATGAGAACCAGTCACAACTTTCATAACGCAAGGAAATCCAACCTGTTTCTCAACAGTTTCTGCTTTACAAGGAAATCTTGTAAGCATTGTTTTAGGGATAGGAAGTCCTGCTTGAGCCAAGATTTGACTGGCATATAACTTATCCTTTGACGCCTCAATTGAATTTGAATTTGGTAAGGTTAATACATTCAACCTTTCAAACTGTCTGAGAACACTGAGGTTAAAGTAACCAGTGCCACTCCCAGTCCTAGCAAGTAAACAGTCTGGGAGAGAAACTGCATCATTACGATACCGAATAGATTTACGGTCATCTCTTGAAACGATGAGATCAATTTCATCAGCATATGCTACTGTGAAATCAATGCCATATTTATCTGCCTCTTCAACAAATCTACTACGTTCATACGTCTCAGTGGTAAGACGATTTCCGAGCATCCAAAGTTTCATGGGATTGATTAGTTACAAAGTCATTATACAATAAAAAACCACCCCAGTCAAGGAGTGGTAGACGGTTTGGGAAATGGTTTATTAAAGGTTCAACCGTTTTCCTTTAATAACGAAATCCTTATTAAAGGTTCTCCAGATTTTCTACTAGTGTTTTGAGTTCTTGTAGGGTGGCATCATTTTTGAGTGTGTTGGCTCTGTTGCTGATGACCCATACATTACCTTTGATGTATCCTTTCTCTGGAATAATTTTATCCAGTGAAGGATTGTTTGGGGAGTTTCTAACCTCCGTGCTTTCAATTTTTATACCAAGTAAAGGACATCTCTCTGGAATAATAATATCAGCAAGTTCAATATTAAAGGCAAGATTATTTTTATTTGCCCTACTCTTTGCTCTTGCTAACATTTTATATTCAGTTGTCTTTGAGATTGCGTTGGGGTCAAATCTTTTTTTATTTGTTTCAACTGCTCGTTCTATGCGAAGACAACCACAAGATTGTGTTCTACCATTTAAAAGTCCTTCCCTTCGTGTTGAAGTTGTTTTCTTTCCACAAGAACAAGAGCATTCACATAGAATATATTTTTTATTACTATATTCTTTTATCACAGTCAACCTACCAAATGTTCTTCCAACTAATCCACCACAAGGTATAGATTTATTATTCAATCCCATCTTCTTTAAGAACTCTATTATTATTTATATAATATCATATTTGTGGTCATAAGTCAATAAAAAAGAGACCCGAAGGTCTCTTGAATTACCACATGATAATCTATTTTTATCAAAGAGCATTTCCGCGAGGTAAAACCTCCTCTGGAAATACGAATTGTTCATGGGGCTGGTCTACTGGAGCCATCCAAGCACGAATGCCCTCATTTAATAATATGTTCTTTGTATAGAAAGTCTCGAATTCAGCGTCTTCTGCTGCACGAATCTCCTGACTCACAAAATCATAAGCACGAAGATTAAGAGCAAGCCCAATGATGCCAATAGAAGAGACCCAAAGACCCATGACAGGAACAAACAACATAAAGAAGTGAAGCCAACGCTTATTACTAAACGCAACCCCGAAGATTTGTGACCAAAAACGGTTAGCAGTAACCATCGAATAGGTCTCCTCCTCCTGAGTGGAATCGAACGCTTTAAATGTGTTTGCCTGTTCTCCATCTTCATATAATGTATTTTCTACTGTGACACCATGGATTGCTGATAGCAATGCACCACCTAGGATACCAGCAACTCCCATCATATGAAAGGGGTTCAAAGTCCAGTTATGAAATCCTTGAAGGAATAAGAGGAATCTGAAGATTGCTGCCACTCCAAAAGATGGAGCGAAGAACCAACTTGATTGACCCAGAGGGTAGATGAGAAAGACACTAACGAAAACAGCAATAGGACCGGAAAAAGCAATCGCATTGTAAGGACGGATACCGATAAGACGTGCCAGTTCGAACTGACGTAACATGAAACCTATAAGTGCAAAGGCACCGTGGAGAGCAACAAAGGACCAAAGCCCTCCAAGTTGGAGCCACCGTTGAAAGTCCCCTTGAGACTCAGGACCCCAAAGTAGAAGAAGAGAATGACCCATAGCATCAGCAGGCGTTGAGACAGCTGCCGTGAGAAAGTTAGCACCTTCAAGATAGGAACTAGCAAGCCCGTGGGTGTACCAAGACGTAACAAAAGTCGTCCCAGTAAGCCAACCGCCAATGGCCAGATAAGCAGTGGGAAGAAGTAGTAGTCCAGACCAGCCCACAAAGACAAAACGATCCCGTTTAAGCCAGTCGTCCAAGATGTCAAACCATCCCCTCCCTGATTGTTGTAATGTTGAAGTTGTCATAACCTCCGATATATCTGTTCATATTTATGTTACACAACTTCACATTAATGGTCAATGAGTGTTTCTACTTGTTCGCATCATCCCAATCTTTTTGGAACTGTTCCAGTCCTTTATCAGTCATAACGTTCTTATACATCTTCCAAAATACAATAGGAGGAATGGTAACAACGTCTGCACCATACTCTGCACATTTCTCTACCTGTCTCACATCACGAATTGATGCTCCTAAAATTTGAGGTGTCTTAAGACCTGTTGCATTGAGTTGATTATAGACCTTTCTAATCTTCTGGATCAATTCCAATCCATCAACAGAGTTATCTTCCCATCTACCAATGAATGGAGAAATATAAGTTGCTCCAGCCTTAGCAGCCAAGATTGCTTGTGCAACTGAGAAGACAAGAGTTACGTTAGTCTTAACACCAGTTCTAAAGAGTGATCTACACGCCTTCAATCCTTCAACAGTACAAGGAACTTTGATTGTAATTGCTGATGAGATAGTAATAAACTCTTGTGCCTGGTTCAACATCTCCCCCTCAGTATCCGCTACAACCTCTGTGGAGATACTTTCTAGTGCCAAGAGACCGGAGAGTTCCTGTGCAACCTCTTGAAGGGTTCTACCACTTCTTAGAATGAGTGTGGGGTTTGTTGTGACACCATCAATGAGACCAGTCTCATACGCAGGAGTGATCATGTCAAGGTCTGCAGTATCTAAAAATATTTTCAAGATTGTTTTTGAAGAACTTCA